AAATCAAAAGATTCATAGATGAGTTGCATATGCATTCATTGAAAATAAAGGTAACAAACCATGTATCAATCATAAAGATGGGAACAAGTTGAATAATCATGTTGATAATTTAGAGTGGTGCACAAACGATGAGAACATGAAACACGCATTAAGAACCGGTCTAATAAAGAGGTTGAATAAAGAAACAGTAATAGCAATCTATAGTGACTGTTGGATTAATCAATTGCCAATTTATAAAATAGCTAAAAAGTACAATGTAACAAAGCATACGGTGCGCTCAATTAAAGGTAAGCATTCATACAAGGATATACTTAAGAAATTTAAATTACAACTTGTGATTGAAGCTTAAAACTCCCCCCCATTCAAGGATTCGGCTTTTAGTAGGAGGACCATGCAACGGGAGGAGGAGATGGGAAAAAATATATTTTGCTATTTCGCGCACAATGGGGGGAGGGGTCAAAATGGCTAAAATTAGCAAAGAAAGGCAAGAGGAGTTAATTCAAGAAGAAATAAATCGTTTGAATTCTATATTCATTCATTTAGCTTCCAATAAAAAAGAAGTGGCAAAAGAATTAATAGAACGTGTTGCTTTCATGACAATACAGCTAGAAATCTTGGAAGATACAATCAAAGAAAAAGGGCCAACGTATATGTTTCAAAACGGTTCTCAAAAAATGCTCATTGAAAACCCCGCCCAAAAGTCCTATAACACGACAATGAATCGATATACGACAGCTTATGATAAATTATTCAATCTAGTAGATAAATTAGCGCCACCACCAACTGTGGAAGAAGACGAAGATGTGTAGTACGATTTACAACTACCATCCGTATATCGATGAATATATGAATATGGTGGAAAAGGGACAAATTAGAGCGTGTAAAGAGCAAAAATTATTAATGAAATATGTGAGGAACATACTAGATCGGGATGATATCTACTTCAACGCAAAAGCAGCCGAAAAATCCGTCAATATCCCCGCTAAATATTTTCCGTTTGCATTATTCCCATGGCAAAAGTTTTTAAATGCATTACTCTATGGCGTTCGATTTAAAAAAGATGACCGCATTGTATTTGATGAAATTTTGATATTAATGGGGCGTGGTGGCGGTAAAACAGGTTATATGGCGTATGATTCCTTTTATATGTTGACGGGACATCACGGCATACAAAATTATGATATTGATATCGTCGCAACAAGTGAAGATCAAGCAAAACGAACCTTTACGGATGTATATCATGTTATAAATATGCCATCTTTGAAAGAGAAGTTTAAAAAGATTTTCAAATGGACATTAGAAGAAATTCAACATAAAAAAACAAATTCAGTCATGAATTATAACACTTCCAATTCTCGTACAAAAGACGGGAAACGTACGGGGTGTGTCATTTTTGATGAGGCGCATGAATACGAAAATTACGATAACATCAACGTCTACACCAGTGGACAAGGGAAAGTAAGAGGTTCTCGCATCATCTACACCACAACAGATGGCCATATAAGAGGCGGCCCGTTGGATGATTTAAAAGAAACGGCGAGGCTCATTCTACATGGTGATATCGAAGATATTCATTTTCTCCCCTTTATTTGTAAGTTAGATTCTGAAGAGGAAGTAGATGACCAGAGGAATTGGGAAAAAGCGAATCCGTCCTTACCTTACAATGACGAATTACAGATCAAGATGAAACGGGAATATCAGAAAATGCAACGTAACGCAAAGCTAAGAGTCGAGTTTATGACCAAACGTATGAATATCCCGATTTCCAATATCTTAGAAACAGTTTGTACTTGGGAAGAACTAGAGAAAACCAATCAGCCGATACCAGATGTAACAGGATTTGAATGTATGGGTGCGGTAGACTTCGCGCAAGTACGAGACTTTTGCGGAATGGGACTATTATTTAAAAAGGATCATAAACGATATTGGTTACACCATTCATTTATTAATCAAATCGCCCTAGAGATTCAAGATATCAATATGGATGTGATCCGAGAAGCCGAGGCTAACGGATTGTGTACGATTATTAGAAAAGAAAAATCGATTGATCCGCACCGGGTTAAGAACTGGTTTTTAGAAATGGCGAAAACATATAGAATCAAAAAAATCTGTATGGACTCCCATCGTGCAAGTGTATTAGGACCAGTCCTTGCAGAAGCAGGGTTTGAAGTGGAAATTGTGCGGCGAGGGCATATTACACATTCTAAATTATCTCCTCTTGTGGATGACTTGTTTATCAATGAGAAAGTGGTATTTGGGGATGATTTGTTAATGCGTTGGTACGTGTGGAATTCTTATAAGAAGAATCAAAATAACGGAAATGTTGAATATGCAAAGATTGATCCTGAGAAGCGGAAAACAGATGGTTTTCACGCTTTTTTACATGCTTTGAATCTGGACCATGAGTTGAAAGAGTCTCTTCCGCTTACGAAAGAGAATATCAAACGAGTATTTCGGGCGTTTAATGTGTAGGGAGGTGAAAACATGGGTTTAAAAGAATGGGTAAGAGGATTTTTGGGAGATAAAAAAGTGCTGACATTGGATTCTTGTTTGTATGAACTAGGAATGGATTACTTTTATAAAAAACTAGCGGTAGAAAGTTGTGTAGATTTGATTGCGAATGTGATCACGAGGTGTGAGTTTCAGACATTTGAAAAAGGGAAAGAGATACGCGGAGAAAACTACTACTTGCTGAATGTGCAGCCCAATCAAAATCAAAATGCATCCGAATTTATCCATAGCTTGGTTAACCATTTGATGATGGATAATGAATGTCTTGTTATTATGCAAAATGAACAGCTCTATGTGGCAGATGATTTTCATGCTGTTTCGTTTGCTTTAAAGGAAAACTTCTACGAAAACGTGACAGTTGGTGATTTCACATTTGAGAAAACATTTCGAGAGTCGGAAGTGGTACATATAAGGCTCAATGATCGTAGTATCATGAAGGTCATTGATGGCATGTATGAAAGCTTTGGGAAATTACTTATCTCGTCTATGGATTATTACAAACGAAAAAATAACATGCGTTTATTGATTAAAGGGGAATTTTTACGTCCACAACATGATATTACACAAGAGGATATTGATGCCATGTTCGAAGGACAGTTGAAGAACTGGTTTCATGCGGATAAAGCCGGTTCGGCTTTTCAATTGCAAGACGGGTATACGTTTGAAGATATGAGCGACAGTAAAAGTGGTGTGGCAAATAATAGTACAAGCCGTGATATTAGTGAATTAATCAACGATATACTTCACTATGTCGCAATCGCTTTTCATGTGCCAGTTGGTATTTTAAAAGGAGATGTAGCGGATGTAGAAAAGCAAATGGATTCGTTTTTAGCATTCTGTATTCATCCAATCGCAGAACTGATTCAAGATGAATTTAACCGGAAGATTTACACAAAACAAGAATATTTGAAACGAACGTATTTGAAAGTAGATACAACGAAAATCAAAGTGGTGGATATGACGAAATTAGCAACCGCAATGGATAAGTTATTTGCGATTGGTGGGTTATCTATAAATGATGTATTACTTATGCTTGGAAGAGAGCCAATTGAGGAAGAATGGGCAAACAAGCGACATGTAACGAAGAACTATAGAGAGGCCGATTCTGTTGAGGGGGGTGAAAAGAATGAGGCGTTATAAACATGAACAATACAATCATCTAGCTCATGTTCAACATGCCTTTAAGGCAGAAGCAAAAGCTGATTCTTTGGACATAACGATTTATGGTGATATTGGTGAATCGTGGTGGAGTGATTCTACATCAGCAGTTGATATTGAGAGAACATTAAAAGCTACTTCAGCAAATCTTATAAATATCAATCTGAATAGTCCTGGTGGGGATGTATTCGATGGGATTGCGATTTATAACCAACTAAAAAACCATCCGGCCAAAATTATCATTAACGTAGATGGACTGGCAGCAAGCGCCGCATCTATTATTGCGATGGCAGCAGACGAACTAATTATGAATACAGGTTCTATGTTAATGATTCATGAAGCTTTTACATGGACGTTGGGGACAAAATTAGATATTCGTAAGACATTGAATGCGCTAGAAGGGATCGATAAATCGCTTGCGGATATTTATATGACTCGTTACCAAGGGAAACGTTCAGAAATAGAGACGATGATTGCAAATGAAACATGGTTTACTGCAAATGAGGCAGTAGAAATTGGACTGGCTCATAAGGTAAATGAACATGTGGAAAATAATGAAGTGGTAGATCCAGAGGAATTTAAAAATAATGTGCTACAAAAATTCCGTAATCAAAAGAAACAGAATGAATCAGTCGTAGCAAGTGCAAATAAAACAATATTAGATAGATTGAAACGCTCGTAAGAGGCGTTTTTTATAATCAAAAAAATAGGAGGAATCAAAATGGCTATGAAAAATTTAGATCGTCAAACAGTTGTAGAAGATATGGAATCGCAAGTGAGTGCATTACAAGCAGCATTTGAACATGCGGATTCAAAAGAAGTAGCAGAGCGTATTGTGGAAAACATTCAAAATAATATGGGGCATTATCGAACGATGATGAATGATGTCATCCATGAAGCGCAGCAAGCACAGGATGAAAAATGGGATGCACAAGTATTAGCTTCTCGTGGGGTACGTGTTTTAACGAGCGAAGAGAAGAAGTTTTACAATGCAGCAATCGATGTAAATTCCTTTAATGAAACGCATAAATTAATGCCGCCAACGATCTTTGAGCGTGTGTTTGAGGAATTAGAAAAGGAACATCCACTTCTTTCTCTTGTTAACTTTCAAACAGTAGGCGCGGTCACACAATGGATCGTGAGAAAAGAAGGGGCACCGGCAGCATACTGGGGAGATGTGTGTGATGGAATTAAAGAAATGATTGATGAAGGCTTTGAAACCATTGAACAAGGGATGTTTAAACTGAGTGGCTTTTTAGTTGTATGTAAGGCGATGTTTGAACTAGGACCAGAATGGTTAGATAAGTATGTTCGCACCTTTATGAAAGAAGTAGTAGCGGAAGAATTAGAACGAGTTATCGTAATGGGCACAGGGAAAAAACAACCAATTGGGATGTTAAAGGATTTGAAAGGTGCGGTACAGGATGGCATCTATCCAGATAAGAAAAAAGTAGTGTTAAAGGATTTTACGCCTAAAACAATCGGGAAAGAAATCCTAGCGCCTACTACAAAGGGAGGAACAAAGCAATATACAGGTGTAACGTTACTTGTAAATCCGTTGGATTACGCAACAAAGTTCTTTCCGATTGGCGCGAAGCGAAAAGATGATGGAACTTGGACATACGATAATTTTTCAGTACCAGGATTAACGATTGTCCAAACATCGGCAGTTCCGTTAGATACAATGATTGCAGGGAAACCAAAAGATTATTTTATGGGGGTAGCCTCCGAGCAAACGTTAGAATCTGATGACTCCGTTCGACTGATTGAAGATCAACGTTTGTATGTCATTCGTCAATTAGCAAATGGACGCCCGTTAGATCATGATTCGTTTACTGTATTTGATATTAGCGCT